CGTGCCTTCCCCTCCTGACCGCCTGTAGGGTTTGCCGCGTATCCGTCCTGATCCTACGATGGCGCGAAGTTCCACGGCGCACGCGCGCCATAACAGGACGTAGATCGTTCATGGCAATCGCTCCGATTGGCCCCTTCGCCGGCATCAACAATCGCCTACCCGACCACAAGCTCGGCATTGTGTCGCGCGGTCAAAAGGCCGGCGACTATCTGCGCAACGCGGTCAATGTCGATCTGACCGCAGCCGGAACGCTGCAACGGCGCAAAGGGACCACGCTTGCACTCGCGGGCGCGGACTGCCATAGCCTGTGGGCGGACGAGCAGGGCGCGTACTTCGTGGATGGCGGCGACCTGAAGACCTTTCCGGCTGGCGAGGTCGTGCGCAGCGGGCTGACTCCGGGGCGGCGCGTGAGCTTTGCCCGCTTCGCCAATGGGGATCTGTACTGGAGTAACGGTGTCGTTCTTGAACGCATCCGTGACGGCGTGAGCGAGACTGCCGGGCTTCCGGTCCCGGATGCCGCTCCATCGGTCGCAGGGGCTTCTGGCGGCGCACTCCCTGCCGGCTGGTATCAGGTGGCAATCACCCTCGAATCTCCGGACGGCGAAGAGTCTGGATCGTCCTGGCCGGTTGCTGTGCAAGTCTCGGAGAATGGGGTGTTGGAAGTCTCTACGCTTCCTGCCGGGACAAAACGCATCTACGTGTCGCCCTGCAACGGCGACGTGCTGTTTCATGCCGTCACCACGACTGCATCCACCTACCGATTCCCGGTAACGCCACAGCAGGGGGCGCAACTGCAAACGCTCGGCTTTCTCCCCATGCCTGCCGGCTCCATCGTTCGCGTACATAATGGCCGGCTGCTGACCGCAGACCGCAACGGGCTGTATTACTCCGAGCCCTACGCGCCAACGTGGCACAACCCGCTGCGGGGATACATCCCATTGCCGGGCATCACCCTTGTGGAGCCAATGCAGGCAGGCGTTTACATCACAACGGCCGATCGCACGTACTGGCTGGCCGGCGCGGATATCGCAGGGGATGCGGCGCTAGTTGATCTGCTTCCCTACGGCGCCGCGGCAGGGTCGAGCACGCGAATAAACAACGCCCTTGATGTGGCGTGGTATTCGCAGCGCGGGATTGTCATCGGCTCGCGGGACGGGCAGGTCAAGAACATGCAGGAAGACACGACGGCGACCGAGAAGGCGTCCAGAGCGGCAATGCTGTACCGGGAGCAAGACGGGATGAGGCAATTGGTGTCGTCCCTGTTTGGGGCAGAAGCAACCGTCGCCGCAGCCTCCACGTATTTTGAAGCCGAATTGGTCCGCAAGGAAAACATGCTGTGAGGCGGCAAGCATGATTATTGAACTTGGAATCAAGTGCTACAACAACTTTCCAGGAATTCCGAGATATTTTGAGTTCATGGAAATGTTGGTTTCAAATTTTTCACCTGGGTCTGCACAGTATTTTTACGCCTCAGATATTGCATATGAAGAAGGGTCAATTACCGGTGAAACATGGACCCCATGGTTTTATGTTGACATAGAGCCGTCCATTAATAATCAAATACGCATTTCATATGCGGATTTTAAAAGGGCTTGGTATCCGAAAAGCCTATTCCCAACTTCAACTGGGAAATTGCAGAGCTGTATATCAAAACACTTGGCGAAGCCGTGAAAATAGCGGACATGCCTGGGCAATATTACGATGGCGCCGGAGTTGGGCTAGGTCCTGTCACCATAAATCTTGCGCCGCCGATTACGCCGGAGTTTTGGACCGGGTTCGCCAACACCTACGAAATACCGTAATACACATGGAGATTCCCGCTGTGAATGAGATCACGAAAAGCGGCTTTACCTACACCGTCGAGACCGTCCGTCGAAAAACGGGCGAAGTTGTCGAGCGCGAAACGATCCACAACATCATGCCAGCACAAGGGCGCAATCACGCGCTGGATGTGCTGCTCAACGGCGCGACCCCTGTAACCGCGTGGTATCTCGTGCCCTATGGGAACGACTACGCCCCCCAGGACACGGACACCGCCGCGACATTCATCGGGCTCGCGGGCGAGTTGACCAACTACACCGGATCGACCCGGATTGCGATCAACACCGCGGCAGCTTCTGGCGGAGTGGTAAGCAATTCTGCGAACCGTGCGGAATTCGAGTTCGACGCCGAGACGACGATTCGCGGCCTTGCGCTCATCAGCACACCGAGCAAGGGCGCGGCCTCCGGCATCCTCTTGTCGGCTGTCCGCCTCGCCTCGCCGAAAACCCCGGACCCTGATTTTCTTCTGCGCGTGCTGGCCGTCATCGACCTGCAATCCGCGTAATCCACCGAAGGAGCAATACCCATGGCAATCAAGACCTCGACCGGCCTGCGCAATGCGATGCTCGCCACCGGCTCGGCAAAAGCTGCGCTGGACGGCGGCCGGATCGACATTTACGCGGGCACAGCCCCGGCTTCGGCGG